GCTTCAGCGAGTTCACCCGCTACTCCAGCGGCAGCAACACCGCTCTGAGCACCCGTCAATACACCGCTTCGCTCAATGACCGCACGGTCATCAGCACGGTGGACACCTACATCGGCGACTTCGGCACGATCAACTTGGTGCCGACCTTGTTCAATGCGAAGGACGCAGCCGCTGCCGTTCAGTCGGCCCGTGGCTACCTCCTCAACATGGACATGTTGGAGTCCCGGTATGGCCGTCGCCCCCGCTTCCAAGAGCTGGAAGACCAAGGTGGTGGACCGCGTGGCCTCGTTGATGCGATTGCCGCGCTGGTGTGCTGGAACCCGAAGGGCCTCGGCGAGTTCGCCGCGACTTCCTAGTAGCAACCTCAATTAAGGAATAACAAAACTATGAAGCTATACGAACTGCCCGCCGAAACTAAAGCCGCCACCGGCTTTACCCACAAGGCGATCATCGACCACACGGACCTCACGCAAGCGACCGACAACACGGCGCAAGATGTGAAGATCCTCACCGTCCCGGCCAAAAGCGTTGTCACTCGCGTGGCGATGCACCTGACGACTCCGTTCCAAAAGACCGGAACGTCGGCCTACAACACGAACGCGCTCATCATCGGTGACAGCGGCGACACGGATCGCTGGCTGACTTCCACCGAAGTGAACGTGAACGGCACCGAGATTCTGGCCAAAGCCCAGCCCTCGACCGTCCCCGCCGCCTACGTCACGGCCACGGACATCAACGCGAACTTCGCGTCGATGGCCAGCTATGACCTCGCGGAGTTGGATGCCGGCGAAGTTGAAGTCTTCTTCAGCCTCGTCTCGCTCGCGGATTACTAAGCGTCTTAACACACTGTCGTCCGCCGCAAGGCGGACGGCAGTAGTTAGGATGTCAGACAATCTATGGTCAGAACTTGTCCTCGATCTGGGGGATGAGATGGCCGCAGCGGTTAAGCAGGAGTTAATAGCCGGCTGGAATGCCGATGCTGTTCTCGCCGCCACTCGCCAGCGCCAGATCGCCGAAGCCAGTGCGCGCATAGAGCAATGCGCCATCGAAGGCATCGGCCAGAAGGATATGTCCATAGACGCTGATGCTTATTGGTCTTGGGAGGCAGCGGAGCCGGGCTGCTGGAAGGACAAAGCCTTCCGCGACTGGTTCAAGAAGAAAAACCCCGAGACTGTTGTGCCCTACACCCCCCGCAAAACCACTGTCCTCATCTAATGATTAAAGCACCCAAGCCAGAGGACATCACGGCGATGCTCTACGAGATCGACCAAGCGGACGCCGATGGCAGCCAGTATGTTCAGCGAAAACTGCGCAACTGGAACACACGGTTCTGCATCTGGCCGGGGCAAAGTGAGGATGGCAGGAAGTGGTCCGGCTCTCAAGGCAAGCAGCCCTGGCCCTGGAGTGGGGCGTCCGATGTTCGTGTGCGTCTGGCCGACAATATCATTTCGGACAACACGGCCCTCCTCTGTAACTCCTTCTTCAAGAGTCGCGTGCAAGTCCAGCCCGTGGAGAGCATGGACGTGGACAAGCGCAATGCCGCTGAGACCGTGATGAAGTGGCTTATGTTCCAGCACTGTCTGGACGACCTTCGCCGCGAGGTAAAGTTGGCCGCCCAATTCAGAGAGACCTACGGCTTGGCCGTCATGGCGGTTGACTGGGTGCAGACCAGCCGCACCGAGATCAAGTCCTTCAGCATCGAGGACGCGCAAGCAATGCTGGAAGAGTCGCAAGATCCCAACCTCGCCGCCCTTCTGGAAGTGGTCATGGACCCGCTGCAAGAGGAGACCGCCGCCGAACTCTTGGGGCAGATCGTCCCCGAATTGGGATCAACTGTCAAAGTTCGCCAGTTCCGCGACAAAGGATTCGTCGAGTGGGAGGAGCCTTACATTTTTGAGAGTAAGCCGGTGTGGACCGCGCTTGAGCCGTGGGAGGATGTCATCTTCCCCATTCAGACCTTCAGCCTTCAACGCGCCGCGTTCGTTGCCCGCAGAGAATTGCTCACTGAGGTGGAGTTGCGCGAGCGCGGCGCAGTTGAGGGCTGGGATGAGGAATGGATCGAAGACGCCGCCAAGCACAAGGGCCAGCTCAAGCGCATCTCGCTCAACATCCACCGCACCGACCAGTTCCTCTACGAGCAACTCCGTGACATGTGCGAGATATGGCACGTCTACCGCAAGGAGAACGATCCCAAGACCAACGCCATCCGCGTCACCCGCTCGGTCATCAGCTACCATGTCCCTGACAAGGTCGGCGTGCATGAGCTGCTGCCCTATGCCCACGGACAATACCCCTTCATCGAACTCCCCCGCGAGCGCGCCACCCGCCCTCTGCTAGAGGCCCGTGGCATCCCCGAGCTGGTGCAGACCGCGCAGGAGGAAATCAAGATCCAGCGCGACTTCCGCTCCGACCGGGCCAGCATCAGCATCCTCCCGCCCGTCAAAGTTCCCGCCAACCGTGGCAAGTTTGATCTCGTTCTCGGCCCCGGCATGCAGATCCCCGAACGCCGCCCCGGCGAGATCGAGTGGATGAATCCCCCTCGCCCCGACATGGGCAGCATCGAAGTGGAAGCCGCCACCCGTGCGGACGTGGACAATTACTTCGGCCGCATCAGCGATGCCGTCCCACAGCAACGCTACATGCTCCACACGCAGGAGCTAATCGACTCTTGGCTCATCGACATGAAGCTCTGCATCGCGCAGACCATGGCGCTGGCGCAACAGTATATGACCGCCGAGGAGGTCGCGCGGATTACCGGCAATGCCCAGTTGGCATTCAGCGCATCGCCCCAAGACATCCGGGGCCGCTTCGACATTACCGCTGAGTTTGACGCGCGCCTCCTCGACAACGAAGCCCTCGGCGCAAAGCTCGACTACCTCGCCAAAGTGCTTGTCCCGCTGGACAGCTTTGGCGTCATCGACCGTGCGGGACTAGTCAAATACATGTTTCAAGCCGTTGACCCAAATCTCGCCGGCCTTCTGGTTCAAGACATCGGCCAAGCCACCGCCGCCGAGCAGGAGGACGAGCAAGGAGCCTTCGCAAAAATCGCCGCAGGCACCGAACCGCCGCTCAAGGAGGGCGGACAAAACGCGCAGGTAAGACTGCAAACCTTGCAGCAAATCATTCAGTCCAACCCCGCCGTCCAGCAGCGGTATCAGTCCGACGAAATCTTCCGCAGCATGATCGACGCCCGCGCACAAGCCTTCCAATTCCAGCTTCAACAGCAACAGAACGCCGTCATCGGCCGCACCGGCGCCCAGCCCGCGCTGCAAAAGATGGCCCAAGACCAGCAACTCGGCATGACCGCAGCACCCGCCGCTTGATTTATAGCGAAGTTAATCAGCTTACAAAGAAAGACTAAACTCCGTGCATCCAAATATAAACGTCCGCAACGTCGCCGGCCTCAACATCCCACAGCACGACCACGTCTCGATTTCCTACGTTGGCAGCACCAACAACCCCAGCACCGTGACCTACAAGGAAGGCGGAAGCGGTGGCCAGACGGTTGCCACTTTGACTTTCACCTACACGACCAACCCGCCGACCACCGATGACGCGGACATCGCCACAGTGACCCGCAGCTAATGGCTATTCGCTTCAATCCGCTGACAGGCAACTTCGACTTCACCGGCTCCGGTGGAGGCGGCGGCTCGTCGTATATCGACGGCGAGGTCGCAACCTACGCGGACCTTCCCCTCGACGGCACCGCCGCGCTCAACACCGCATGGCTGGTCCGCGGAGCCAGCGGCGCCTGGCTCCTCGCCCGCAAGCCCGCCGGCATCTACATCCGCACGGCCACCGCCGGAGTCAGCCGGGACGCCGACTACACCTACGCGGGCATTCTGCCGGATGTCTTCAACGATGCCAACTTCCTCCTCTACGACAACGGCGACAGCTCCAAGAACCTCGCCTTCCAACTCTCCGGCCTAACCACCGGCACCACCCGCACGCTGACGGCCGCCGACCGCTCCGGCGTCAACGTCGTCAGCGACACCTCCGCAGGCAGCGGCAGCGACGTAGTCAACAACATCGTGAGCCTTACCCAAGCCGAATACAACGCCATCGGAAGTCCCGACGCGGCCACGCTTTTCCTCATCACCGACCCCTGACCTATGGCCCTCCTGCAAAAAGCCTATCTCGGTGCCACGCCGCTCTTCGCGGACAAGCCGTGGTTTTACCAGAATGAAATCCTCGCGGCTTCGTGGAGCACGGGCAACGTCACGCTCACCGCCTCGGCCACGCCGCACACCAAGGGCAGTTGGTCGCAGATCATCGCCAGCACCAGCAATGTGACGACGTTGATCCGATTCTTTTTGTCAGGCGTCAGCGTATCGACAGCCGACTCAGCTACCCTCCTTGACATTGGAGTCGGCGCATCGGGCAGCGAGACTGTTATAGTTCCCAATCTCGCCATCGGCGGATCGGCGGGATCGTTTTACAGTATTCCAGTCGAAATTCCATCCGGCTCCCGCATTGCCGCTCGCATCCAAGGCGTTCGTGCATCGCAAACCGCCACCATGAGCGCCAGAGA